GTTCGACGTCAACGGCAAGGCCCCCAAGTTGCTGGAGGGGCACGACATGACGCAGTTGCGCGGCGTGGTCACCGAACTTGTGGAGGCCGACGAGGGCCTGTTGTTCACCGCCAAGTTCGCCAAGACCCGCGCAGCCGACGACGCCGTGGAACTTGTCAAGGCAGGCGCCTACGACAGCGTCAGCGTCGGCGCCGTCCCGCTCAAGTGGAAGTTCGACAAGCAAGGCACGATGGTGGTCTCCAAGGCCGACCTCGTGGAAATCAGCCTTGTTGCCCAGCCCGCATTCAAGGATGCGGTCATCACAGAAATCGCAGCCTCCCAGCCGGAGGATGACGAAACCCCCAACCCCGTTTCCGAGGAGGAAAACGTGAACGAAAACACCCCCCACGTGGAGGCCGAGGCTCCGGCTGTCGTCCCCACCGCACCCATCTACGCAGCCGCCAAGCGCGAGTTCGTGATGCCCACCGCAGCCGAGTACATCTCCAAGTTTCTCGTCGGCGGTTCCGAGTGGCAGGAGTTCAGCCAGCGTCTCGCGGCTGCTGCCCCCGACGTCGTCACCACCGACACGCCCGGCGTTCTGCCGAAGCCCATCGTCCAGCCCGTGTACAACTCGCTGCGCGGCATCCGCCCCGTGATCGACGCCATCGGCGTGAAGGCCATGCCGCAGGGTGGCAAGGTGTTCATCCGCCCGGAGGTCACCACGCACACCACCATCGGCGCAGGCAACGGCGAGAACGTCGCGCTTGACGCGGGTACCTTCGTGGTGTCCGAGAATCAGGTCACCAAGGGCGTCTATGGCGGCTACGTCAAGGTCTCCGAGGAGACAATCGACTGGTCCCAGCCCGAGATCGTGTCGCTGATCCTCGAAGACATGAGCCGCGCCTATGCACAGGCCACGGATGACGTGGCGGCAGACAACCTCGTCACCGGGGCATCCACCACCACCAACTTCACCGTCGCCAGCATCACCGACCCCGCAGAGTGGGCCCGCTGGATGTACACCGCCGCCGAGTCCATCCTCAGCGCCACCAAGTACCTCCCGTCGCACCTGTTCCTTTCGGCCAACATGTGGCGCGCCCTCGGTCTCCTCACGGACACCGCAGACCGCCCGCTGTTCCCGCAGGTCGGCCCGATGAACGCGTTCGGCGCCATGAACCCGGCAGGGACGCAGGCGTCGGCCTTCGGTCTCACCGTCGTGGTGGACGCCAATTTCGCGAACGACACGGTCATCGTCGGCGTCCCGGACGGCTACGAGATCTTCGAATCCCAGAAGGGCGCCATCAGCGCCGAGTCTAACGACGGTTCGCTGTCGCGCACGATCGCGTTCCGCGGGTACCTCGCCACGCTGATGATCGAGTCGGCAAAGTTCCGCAAGGCCGCTTTCGTCTGAGTCTGACGGCACGGAGGGTCTGAACGGTTATGGCTGTCTACACGGTCACACACGGCACACACTTGGACGGCGTCAGCGCCGTTCAGACCCTCACGCCCCTTGACAACGTCCGCCTCGGCGACTCAGTCACCGTGGCAGGCGCAGGCGCAAAGTTCAACGCCACCGCCCCCGTCATCTCAATTGAGCCCTACGCTTACACAGGCAAGGACGACGACGGCTACCTCCAGTTCGACTACAACGACCCCCGCCCCAATCAGGTGCTGTACGAGGTCGCTGGACAGGACAACGACACCGCGTACTACGAACTGAACGGCACCCTTACCGTCACGTGGATCGTGGACGCTGACGTCACCGCATGGCTCGGCATCAGTTCTGCCACCGCCAATGACACCGCGTTCATAACAACGTGCGTGGCGGCGGCGAACGCGTGGTGCTACCGGAAACGCAAAGAGGCGGGCTACACGGACGCCACCTCCACGGCCCCGTCGGCGGACGTCAAGTTGGGCACCGTCATGTACGCAGGCACCCTGTACCGGGAACGTGGCAGCGTCGACTCGTTCGCCTCGTTCGACGGGATGGGCTCGCTCCCGATTCCGACCACCCTCGGGCGCATCATGCAACTGCTCGGGTGCGGACGCGCACAGGTGGCCTAAATGCCCGCCACAGGCATCCTCGCCGAAGCCATCAACGCCATCAGCGCGGATCTCACCGGGTTGGGCTACAAGGTGGTCACAGACCCCCGCAACGCCCGCCCGCTGACCGTCTTGCTTGAACTCCCCACGCTGGACTCGTTCACCTACAACGTCGGGGACATCCGGGTACGGGCCCGCATCCTTGCGGCACCCCCCGGCAACCAAGACGCCACAGACTGGCTCATCAGCCAAGTGGACACCATCATGGCCTCCGACATCGGAGTGCTGTCCGGGAGCCCCGGCTACGCCACCTACGGCGGGCAGGAAATCCCGACCTATGACCTCACCATTGCCGTAGCAGTACGGCGCAACTAAAAGGAATCAAACATGGCAACCACCACATTCTTCGGCGGTCCCGCAGTCCTCACGATTGGCGGAACCGATTTTGCGGATCAATGCACGGATTTTTCGTGCGAATTGGGCTATGACAGCCTCGAGGTGACGGCGTTCGGCGATACAGGCCACAAGATGTCGAAGGGGCTCATGACGGTGTCCGGCAGCGCCACTTTGTTCGCCTCATACGGCGCAACCGAGGTCGAGGGCGTCCTTGCCGGGCTCGTCGGCAACGGCACCACCACCATCGTGTTCAAGAAGGCCAACGCCGCCGAAGGTGCCGACAACCCGCAGTACACGATCACCAACACCATGATTTCCGTGGTTCCGTTCGCGTACAATGCTCAGGAGATGCAGACCTTCCAGATTTCATGGGAAGGCGGCACGTGGGCACGGGACGTCACCCCGTAACCACCTGAACAGAAAGGGGCACCCCCAATGAGAATCCGAGTCACACCGACAGACGGCGAAACCTACGAGGTGGACACCAACCTGTACGTCATCGTTTCGTGGGAGCGCAAGTTCAAGCGGAAAGCATCGGACCTCGCCACCGGAGGCGTCGGCATTGAGGACTTGGCGTTCATGGCCTACGAGGCCTGCCGGGTCCACAATGTCACCGTCCCCCCGATCTTTGATGACTACATCCGCAAGATGCAGCACATCGAGGTGGTGGGGGACGAGCCCGAAAACCCTACGGACGGGGCACCTACCGATACGCACTAGCCCTCGTGCTGGCGGCGACCGGGTACTGGCCCCCACAAATACCGTTTGAGGAATCAGACCTTGCCACGGTACTCAAGATCCTGAAAGAGCAGAACAAGCAGAAATGACCGCATCCGCCAACATAGAAATCGTGGGGGTCAAGGATGCTATTCGTTCGCTCAACAAGGTGGAGCCGGGCCTGCGGAAGCAGTTCCAGCAGGACGCCACCCGGATTGCGCAGCCAGCCATTGAGGAGGCACAGCGCAACTATGTGGGGCTCCCGCTGTCGGGCATGGCGTACAAGTGGACACAGGACGGCAAGAAAATCTTTCCGTATGACCCAGTAAAGGCCGCCAAGGGTGTCAAGTTGAAACTGGACGCGGCCCGCAATGCTGTGGCGGTCATCGTGATTCAGCAGACAGACCGGGCGGCAGCGGTGTTTGAGTCGGCGGGCCGAAAGAACGCCAACAACCTCGGCAACAGTCTCGGGTCGTTGCAGCCGGGGCGCACCCGCATTATCGGGCCTGCCGTGTACCGCAAGCGTTCCAGCATCGAGCGCGAAATGTCGCAGGCCGCCATGCAGGCCATCGAGACCGTCAACAGGGAGTTGTCCTAATGGCTATTCAGATTCCCATCATTTCCGAGTTTGACGGCAAGGGCGTCTCGAAGGCTGTCCAAGAGTTCAAGCAGTTGGAGGGGGCAGGCAAGAAGGCACAGTTCGCCATCAAGAAGGCTGCGGTCCCGGCAGCGGCTGCGCTCGGCGGGCTGGCGGTTATCCTCGGGGACGCCACCAAGGGGGCAATGGAGGACGCCAAGGCGCAAGCCGAACTTGCCCGCCAATTGGAGTTTTCGGCGGGTGCCACGGACGCGCAGATTGCCGCTACCGAGGACTGGATCAGCACACAGGGCCGCCTGCTTGGCGTCACGGACGACGAGTTGCGTCCGGCTATTGCCAGCCTGTCCCGCGTCACCTATGACCTTGAGGAAGCCCAGAAGGCTGCCAGCCTCGCGATGGACATCAGCGCCGCTACCGGGAAGCCGTTGGAGTCCGTCACCAATGCGCTGTCGAAGGCGTACGGCGGGAACCTGACGGCGCTCGGCAAACTGGACCCGAGCCTGAGGGAGATGATCAAGGGCGGCGCCACGCTGGACGAG